GGTAGCTTCTATCGCACCCATGTAATTGTTCTCGCCAATCTCGGTACTGATGTACTCGTAAAGCTCCTGCCCAGTCCAGTCGTCATACTGGAACAGGTTTATGTTGTCGTAGACTAGCGTTAAATCGCCAGCCAGTTCGCGCAGAGTATCAGTAAAAAACGCATGTTCCCCTGTGCCGACCTTCAAGTGGTACGGGTTACGGTCAAATAGAGGCCCGAAAACCCCTTTATCGCAATCCTTATGTATGAATGTTCTGTGCTGCTCTCGCATACTTAAGTAACCAAACTAGCGGGGGCGCGTAAATTAACCCCTAAATTAGCGTCAAAAATAGTCAATGTCGTGTTCTTCTCACTGGCTACCCATACGCTGATTTTGTCTCCAACTTCTAGGCCGTCTAAAAATCCACCGCCTGATACGTTCGTTCTATCGGCGGCGTTTGACGCTCTAGCGCCTATCGTTCGCTCACTAAAGGTAATAAAACCCGTTCGCTCAATGGCGATAATAAAGCCCACATTGTTAGCGTTACTACCACTCGATAGGTCTAGGAATGCGTGGGATGTGTAGTAGTCCCCCGCTATCCCGACAACCATGTCTGAGCCGGATACAGACAAGCCGCCTTTCTCTGATAAAGATTGTAAGCCTGTGACTTTTACAAACCCTTCATAGTCACCACCCGTCACTGGCTGTGGGTTATCTGGCGGGTATAAATCCTCGCTGCCTGTACCTGTTATAACTATGTCTATGTCACCGCTAGTTTTCGATGTGTTGCCCATCTCGCATCGAGTATTAAAAATAGCTAACAGATCAGATGCGGAGATAACCTCGTCTAACATCGCCGCTTTGTCCAGCATAACTTGTAGTAGCCCTGAGACAACGGCGGGCGTCACTGAATCATCTGGTGCGCCCGTTTTATTCGCGTATGCGTCAATGCAGTTAGTTTGCACATCTGTTCTATCGGTCATGGTATATCCTTATGTATATTCGCTTGAATATTCAGGGCTGTACGGGCTTGTGGCGGGCTGTGCGCCTGCTGCGTAGTCGTAAAGAAGCTCAACTTTAATGTTGGTCAGAACTGCTTGTGCGCCCCCGCTGAACGCTCGCTTAAAGCCTAGCGCACCCTGAGAAACTAGATCAAAACTAAATGGGCCGCTTTGTGTTATTGAAGCCGCTACACCCGCTAAGGCTGGAATTACACTAATATCCACCTGACCAGAAATAAGATCACAAGCACCTGTAACCCTTATCGGTGCTGCGGGGGTATCTATAGCAACACCCGCTAAGGTTCCCCCCACTTCATCAATAGTTATTGAATCGGGCGTAGGTACAGTTACTTGACCTGTTACCGACTTTATCGCATCAAACCACTTATCTTCACCCAAGAAACCTATAGCAGCGTTTTCGGTTACTAGTAATCTGTCGCTACCGTCAATAGAACCATTCTCGAAGATTAGCGTTGAATCTGCTAGTGGGTCAGTTGTTCCATCTGCCAAATCATAAGGCAAATTGGTATCTAGCCCGTATACGTTATCAACTGTGTCAGTTGTAACTCGTGCTGCTACTAGAATGCCGCTGTAGAACGCCGACGAACTGCCATTTAAACCAAAACTAATATTGTCAAGTAAGCCTGACCAGCTTTGGGCAACCTGCGCAACCTGAGCGCCGTTAATAAAAAAGGTCACATTTGCGCCGTCTGCGACAAGTTTGGCGTGATTGATCTTTTCTAGGTCTACTGACGTAGCGCCCAATCCTGCTGATGCGCCATTACCGAAAACAACAGAATTTCCGTTGAGCGCGATGAAAAACCTATCACCTCCGCCCACACCAATAAGGTACTCCGCGCCTGCCCCACCACCATAAAACAAGCACTCTAACGTGGCAGCGGTAGTCTGCCCGTAATCAGGTTCGATTCTGCGCCAGTATTTAGATTGACCGTCTAGCTGGGTGAAGTAGCGTTCATTAGTTGGTGGTTGTGGCCCATCTGCGGTGCTGCTTATTGCACTAGTCGCGTTAAAAGGAACGCCGCCGCAGTAGTGGTTAACATCGGTGCCTAACACCAACTGACCGCTGGCACTGAACGGAGCTGCACCCCCGCCGAAGCGAGTAGGTGTCCCTGATAACGTGACAGCTAGGCGTCCGTCTGCCGTGAACGGCAAACCTTGGTGGTAGTGGTCAATAACCCCATCAACAGCTACAGCGACACTACCGTCATTTTCATACGGTAAGCCGTTGGAGAAGTGGGTGGGGGCGCTAGTACCGTCTACATAAGATAGAGCGCCTAATTTCTGACCTCTAATGGTACTAGCTAATAGTTGAGACATTAAACTGTCGTCCAACCTGATGCTAGATCAGTTAGCGTGGCATTGCCCGCTGTAATAACAGTACCATCTAGTGCGGAGTCAGCCAGCTTTTCAGCGTAGGTAGGGAACGTGCCTGCCTGTATAGGTTGAGCGCCGACACCTGATGTACCGCCAGAACTAGGCCAGCTAGAAGTCGAAGTGTGCGCTAGGCCACCGATTGCTTGGCTGAACTGCGGGGTACGGGCAGCTTCATGCTGATCTTCAAGCGTGAACTGTTCGGGCGTACCGACTACAGCACCGCCGCCGCTATTAATACCGATGCCAGCGGCATTCAAGCCTGCGTTATTCACGCCGTTGTCAAAAGAGGCAGCAGGCACCTCGCCTTGACGGATAGTTTTTGCTAAACCGTCAACGTAATAGGTAGCTTCACCCATGTTAATTCTCCAAATTTAGATAAAAATCAGGGGGCATAAGCCCCCCTAGAACCCCTACGACAAGGTTTACTGGTGTGGGGCGATTAAGCCCCGCGTTAGTTTATGCGCCGTTGGCGTCATAGCGGCCAGAGAATTGACGACCTGAACAAGTCAAGTTACCTGCCCAACCAAGAATCTGCACTTCGGCATCTTGGTTAGTGGAGTAGCGACGATTAGGGGATAGGCTAACCATGTTACGGTCGGCATGTGGGCGGTAATGCAGGTACTTAGTGTTCAAGAAGAACGCAGTACCAGCGGGAGCGCCTGAGCCAGTGTTACCGTTGTAGATACCACCATCCAAACACACATCAGCGTCCATGAACTTCATGGTAGCGAAGCCCGCATCAGCAGAGTTAGTGTTGGTGAAACGCTGCTGCGCCTGCAAAGACGAAATGTAAGCGTTCCAGACAGTAGTGTCGGTCATAATCAGGTCTGGACGGTCTTGACCACGGACTAGTGAAGCCCATAGCTGGTTCCAGTAACCCTGAATCTTAGTAGGGTCAAGGCCATCGGCAGAGGTTTGATCGCTTACTGCGTTCTGCCAGAATGGGAAGGTAGCGCCGTCAATGCCGCCGTAAGGTGCCGCAGTAGGGTCAACAGGGAAGGCAGCTTCAAGGCCGTCAATCTGCTTACCGCCAGCAGCGGAGCCATCAGAGTAAAGACCGCCAGTGATTAAGTTAGCCATTGTAGCTTCGGCAACTTCTAGGCGGGCTTCCATCAAGTCGATCATGCGCTCACGACCAGAGTTTTGTAGCTGCTCTAGGCCAGAGATGATGACGGGTACGGCTGCTTGCTTAATGTCGAACTCGGCAGCAGAAATAACATCGCTCACGCCTACAGGCAACAGGTCATAACCTGAGTACCAGCCAGCGTTGGTGTTTTCGGCAAAGTTGAGTTCTTGCATGATCTTGTAACCGCCAGAAATGGTCTTAATGCGACCTTTCTGCTTGAGTTTCATCAAGAGGGCGTTGTTGTTGGTTACGTTATCAGCGATTTTGCGTGTACGACTTTCAATCGTAGTTGCGAGAATATCAGAAATATTTGAATTGGCAAAAGCCATAGTAAGTTCCTCTACAGCATTAGGCTGCATTAAAAAAGTTAAGTGTTTGTATTCAACCTAACCATTCTAAGGAATCTTATAGCGCGGTGCTACCGTGGCTGGCCGCAAGATATAGAAAAGTCCGTGTTACCCCCAATTTTATACCTTATTGGGGGTAACGCAAGCATTAAATGCTGTTCTGGGTATCCCAGCTAGCGGCTATTGTGTCGCGCATTGACATGTTGCTGCCACCGCCACCTGAACCGCCGCGAGTACCGTTTACACTGGACGCTGCTAGGCGTTTAGCCGCCATGCTGTTGTTGCTGCCTGTTAATTGCGCGTGTTTCTGGCGCTCTTGTATGACAGAGCTGATCTGCGGGTTAATAGCACACGCTTTATCGTAGGCTTGCTGCACTGACATTTGCTGGCCTCGTTTGGCGGCCATTTCAATCATGTCAGCCATGTCGTGACGCACATCGCCCAAGAACTCAGCAGTCTGCCCGAAATCTCGCACCTCAGTATTGGCTTGTTCTTGGCGCTGTTGCGCTTGCTGCTCTTGATAGGCGTTCTGCTGGCCCATCATAGCTTCAAACGGGGCCATGCGCTCGTTCAACTGCTGCTCAAACTGGTTGTTTTGCTGCATTTCCGCTGGCGGGGCTTGACCCACTATCGCGCTATCCAAGGTGTTAATGTCCACCCCGAAGTTGTTGATTAGGTCAGCCACGATCTGCGCTTTTTGGATAGGCGTACCCATACGGAGGTTAGCCACTGTGTCAAACAGGTTGGCGGTAGTCTCCATAGGGTTGTTGCCCATGACACCAGACAGCACTGCACCGTATTTATTGGCTAACTGGCCGAAATCTTCGTGCGTTTTACGCGCATCTGCGGTGGTTTGCAGCATGGTGTTAAGTTCTTTTTCACGCCCCAAGACCTTATCTTGCAGGTGTCGCGGGATTTTAGACCAATCTTCACGCTCTTTCGGCCCCCAACCTACAGGTGCTTTAAGGCTGTCGCCGCTTACAGCAGAGGTATCTGCTGCAACCGCTTCATCCGTGGGCGCTGCCGCTTCGGGGGTGTCTGCACTTTCAGGCGCAGCTCCATCGTCAAGGGAGAGGGTTGATTCTTCGGGCGTATCAATGCTCTCGGTATCCAGTGAACTTTCGGACTCCAACTCATCACTGATTACCTCTTGAGGTGTTTCATCAAAGTTTTCATCGTCAGCACCGTCTAGTGCCGCGTTTAAATCATCGCGCATACTGCTCATAATATTCTCGCCGTAGGTTAAGAGTGTCGGTTTATTGCATGGTTAATATCAGTTCGGCGGGTTTCTTTCAAGTGCCGATTGCCTTTGTCCACGCGCTCATGTGCGCGGCCCTTAATGTAGCCTTCCGAATAGTCGCTGGCATTCGTGACGCCGTGGCGCTTATTGTGGGTGGCTAATTCTCTTCGGGTAGTGATGACACTGCCGTCAATCGGGGACTTGAAGGCGCTTATTTCACGCCTTACGGTGGGTGCGTTTACACGCTCCTGATCTTCGATTGAATGCCTCTCGACCATCTTTTTAGTTGTGGAGCAATACACCCACACCCCGCCTTTGACTTTTTCAGGGGCGGTGGTGGTGGCGTTAAACGCCGCCGCCGAGGGGACTTTCACCCCTTTCCCCCCGTGAGTCTTGTTTTCTGCATTACTCACTTTGAGTACCTACTGTAACCATAGGTACGCCTGATTCATGGGTTCCTTGCTCTGAGGTTAGCCCCGCCTCGGTAAGCCCTTTAGTTATGGATTGGGTAAACGACTCTCGCTTCGGTGCGTGTTTTTTTAGTAGGTTTACGAAATGCGCGTGTTGTTCGTCAGACCAACCCCCTGCCGCCGTATCTTCGCGGGAAGGCTCGCCCCCCATGCTTTTGTAGTAATCGAACACTTTCGATGCCATCACCTTAGCGTCTAACTCTGCATCATAGTTAGTTTCTAATTCTGCGCGGAGGTCACTACTCATTTTGTATCGCCTTTTGGTGTTGTAGGGGTTTTAGCTGCTGCTTCTTTGATCTTGGCCGAAGCATTAGCGGCTATCTCAGTTATCTTGAGGGTGGTCTTGGCCTGCTCACCTTCCATGTTGATATTATGTTCTAGCACGTCTTTCTGCATTTCACCTTGGACGGTAGCCTGCGTCTGCTCAATGTTGGATTGGGCTTGTGCCTGCTCCACAACAAGGTCTGCCTGCATCTTGACCTGAGTTTCCGCAACTTTAGCCTGCAAGTTCGCATTGATCTCTGCCATCTTCATCTGGTGTTGAGCTGTGGCCGTCTGAATATCAGCTTGCATATCCTCTTGGCGAGCCTGACTTGTGGCCTGCGCTTTAGCCTGCACTTCTTGTAGCTTGGCCTCATTCTTCTGCTGGTCTAGCTGCTGTGCGGCCTGCGCTGCCATTGCTGCTGGGTCTGGTTGCGGTTCAGCGTTCTTCTCAGCTTCTTGGCTGGCCTCGATAGCCTTATCAATGACGCCTTCAATCTCGCTAGAGCCTTTGAAACCCGCTAATCCCCACTGCAATATCTGCAATATGAACGGTTTGGCCGATGGGTCGCTCTCGATGATGCCTTGGGCGCTCTGGAAGTAGGTCGCTACCGCGTTCATGTACTCGGTGCGCTCAGCCTTGAGTGCTTGGTGGTCGATCATCGCCACGGATTCAGGGCGAATATCTACGCGAATACGCGCCGATTCTGGCTGCTTTAACAGCTCAATCGCCTGCGGTACTAGCTCTGCATCGACACTAAACTCCATATTAGAGCGTTTGTAGATGGTTTCAGGGGAGAAATGACGGCAAATCACCTCGGCTTTGATCTGCATTAGATCACCCGCAAACCGCGCAAACTGCTCTTGCAGGGCTTGAATGCGTACTGAGCCGAACTTAGTCTTGGTTTCGGTCTGTCCTACGCCTTCATACTGGTTATCCAGCGAACCGCGCATCACATCTGACATACCTGTGGTCTGCTGTAGCAGCGCAATGGTCTGGTCACGCACACCGATTAGTTGCTGTAGCGCACCGACCACATCAGATAGGGGTAGCCACTCGATTTGGCCTTGAAGACCGCCGTTTTCACCGAATAAAGCCCAATTCTCGACAGGGATAAGGGTGTTATCGCCGCTGGCGTCGAACATCGTGCTTAAATTACTGGCTGCTGAGTTGTAGACGCCCACTAGACGTACCGCTTCGGTGATTACCGCGATACGGGTCTGTAGGGTGTCTACCTCGTTGTACAAATCCTGCGCTAAGACGAAATCAGGCGTAGGTGCGTACAGGCTAGTGGTGACGTTGGCGATAAAGAACGGAGGTACAGGCCAAAAACCCGACAGACCAAGAATATCGTCTTTTTCTTCGATTTGTTTGTCATAACCAAGGATTATCCAGTGAACTTTGCGGGTTTCTTTGCACCAGACCTCCCACACCTCTGCTTTCATCCAAGCTGAGTCAGTGTCGTGGTCTTCCTCGCCCTCGTTAGAGGTCGATTTAGTCTGCTTTTTGAGTTTTGCGTTGTCTGCTACTTCATCGCCCCAGCGTTCACGAAGTTCGTCTTTGGTCATGTAGCTGCGGAACGCTATCCAAGGCATACCTGCCCAGTTGCGGCACCAGCCCCATAGCACGTCACCCCAGTAGTAATAGTCTACGGGTGCATCCTCGCTTATCAGTTTCTCTTCCATGAGTGGCTGGCCTGCCGCGTCCTGCATTGGTTGACCAGTTTCGGGGTTTTGCACCTGTATCTCTTCGCTTTCCATTGTGTAGCGCACTTTAGCGCACCCAAGGCCAGTGAGAAGGCGGTCTTGCAACACGGAACGGAACACAGCATCAACTTCTGAGCCGTTTTCTGCGATGTCCATGTTGAGCATTCTATCCATCATTTCAGCAGCTACGCGGCCCACGTCATCGTTAGGCTGGGCATAGCGGCGCGACACATCAATCTTGGGGGTGTTGCCGTAGAGCATATCCCCCAAAGTTTTAGTGTTGGAGTGGAACAGGTTTAGGTTAAACCCACTGCTGTTCTCGTCGCGGGCGTGTGAGGTGCCTTTGCCGATGTAGCGGTTGACGATCTTATCGGCAGTTTTCCACCACTTCTCCCGCGCTTTAATCGAGTTACCAAGCTCCTCGGCCCAATACTTGTATTGGCTCGCTGGCGTGTCTTCTTTATCGGGCGTACTTTCTAGGTTTTCACCAGTGGAGTTTTCGTAGCTCATTAAATTTACCTTTAGCGGGGTTAGATACGCCGACCTTTAAAACCGTTACGGTTCATGGAGTTCTCACGTTCCGAGAATAGCCTGTTCATGCTGTACTCTCGGCCTTTAGCCAGAGCGTTGTTAATACTTTCATGCGGTTCGGGCGCTGGCAAATAATCTTTGTTCGCCATGATAGCCATGTATCGGAAGGCATCAGCCGCGTCACTTGAGTAGTCGTGAAGAGGCGTCTTCATAAAGCATTGGTTCACCTCGTCCCACTTCTTGCGATACACGCGCAGACATTCTACACCGTAATAGCATCTATCGGCGGCAAAATGTGTGAATTTTAGCAGTTGCCTAGCGGCCTCTATGCCGTCTTCCACACTCAGTTTAGGCACTATGTTGAGTTGTGTCTCTCTATCCGCAAAACCGTCTATGAACTGCTCTAGGGCGCTCTTATGGGTAGCGAACGTCTTAGCCTTGGCATCATGCGGTAAATGGACGCGGGAGTAGTCGTAGGGCTTGTCCTTCAACACGTC